CGACGGTCTTCGGTGTGCCGCCGGCATGCTGCCAGGTTCGACCCAGAAGGTCCGTCAGCTTCCGCCAGCACGCCGGATCGCCCGGGCCGCCCTCGATCACAATGTGATCGATGAGCCAGCTTTGCAGCCCCCTGCCCCAAGCCCAGACATCGACCTCGATGCGGTCCTTCTGGACATCGGCTCCCGCCGTCAGGAAGAGGCCACGCGCAGGCACCGAGCCCGCGGGCCAGTCCTCCTTCAGCCCCTGCAAACGCTGCCAGTCCGGCGCCTCACCGCTTTCCATCCAGGTCTCACCCAGCGAGGTGTTGACGAAGGTCTTCATCGTCTCGTCCCCGCCCGCGCGCGCCGACAGAAACGCCTTGGCCATGGCCTCGAGCCGCACCCATGGCGAATAGATCTCGTTCAGATGGAACCCGGCCGTTCCGTTGAACGGCGCCTCCGCGATCCAGCGCCCCTTCGAGATCGCCGCCCAGCGGGTCTCATCCGTCCATGGCACGTCGCAGTCCGCGCAGTGGTAGCGGGCGGTTTCCGGGCGGTGGCCGCCGGCCTCATCCTTCGCCCATTTGACCTGTTCCCAGATCAGGATCTGCTCAAGGCCGCAGTTGGGGCACGGCACCCAGAACCGGCGCTGGTCGCTTTCCTCGAAGGCCGCCTCGATCCGGCTCGACCCCTTGTTCGTCGGCGTCGAGACCAGCACGATCTTCCGGTTCCAGAAGGTCACCGTCCTTTTTTTCGCGAGATTGACCGGATCACCCTCGGCCCCCGCGCTGAAGGGATATCGATCGACCTCGTCGCAGAGCAGCAGCCGGATCGGGCGGCTCGCGAGCCCCGAAGGCGCGTTCGCACCAACGATCGTCAGATGCCCGCCCGGAAACCGCTTGTGCAGGATCTTGTTGTTGCCATCCCGCGAGCGCGGATCGGCGATCTTGCCCTGCAGGCAGGGCGTGTCCCGCGCCATCGGCGAGAAGCGGTCCTTCGACCACGTCTCCGCGTCCCGCTCTGTCGGCATCACCACCATGATCGGGGCAGGATCTTGGTCGATGTGATAGCCCACACAGCAGAGTTGGGTTTCGGTCTTGCCCGTCTGGGCAGATGACATAACAACCACCATCTCGACGCTGGCATCAGAGATCGCGTCCATGATGCCGCGCTGGTATTCGGCACGACTGGTGCGCCATTGGCCAGGCTCAGCGCTGGCCTCAGAACTCAGCCGTCGGTTCTGGTCTGCCCAGTCGCTGATGGTCAGGTCCGGCGGCGGCTTCAGAACCGCCAGGGCCTTCGCCACCGTCCGCTTCAGGATCGGTGATCCCCTCAATCTCAGGGTCGGCCTCGAGTTCAATGTCTGGCTGCGCGAGATCATCGAGCACCTCGCGGATGGCGGCACGGATCAGGGTCCGGGTGTCTCCGACGGTTGATTGTTCAAAGGCCCGAGGCGCCAGCCGGTCAGGCAGGGCCAGAAGGCGAGTTCTGAGCAGGGCCAGAACAGCAATCCAGGCGCCCTCGATCTGTTCGGCCGCGATCAGCGCGCGCCGCTTCTCCTCAGCCTCCATCTCGGCCAGGTCCGCCCGCGCCCGGATGAAGCGCGCCCGTTCAGCTGCGTAGTCCGGCGCACCGGCCTGCGCCTTCAGAGCCTGATCGCGAAGGTAGCGCACATACCCACGCACGGAGCCGACCAGGTCGTACTGCCCCCGCTCTGCCTTCGGGATCACGCCTTCCCGGCTCAGCTGCTGGACGCGGCGTTCCGAGAGGTCGAGAAGCCGCGCGATCACGCCGATGGGTTGGGTGGCCGATGACATGAAGTGATCCCGAGCCCCCGATCAAAGCCATGGAATTGCTGCGATTATACTGGATGACCCTGCGCGAGAGAGCGAACCTGAGGTCATCAAGCGACGCACCCACGGAGCCGACCATGACCCTCGCCGAGCGCTACAACGACACCGCCTCCCGCCTGCTCCCCCACATGGCGGCCGACTTGGCTGTGGACCCGACCATCACCGACGCAAACCACATCGACGAGATCGTCTTCCGCCGCAGCGAGTATCTGGGCGGCATGGCCACAGCCCTCCTCGCCATGATCGACCAGCAGGACTGAGGGACATCCGATGGCCCGCCGAGTTCCGGACAATTCCGATGCCCTCAACGCCTTCCTCGCCGCCAAGGCCGAGATCGACACAATGCTGGCGCGGCTCACCGCCCTCAGCGCGGAGCATTTCGGGATCAACCCCGATGAGATCAACTGGGGCCATGTCGGCATCCTGACCAACGACCGCAACCGCCTGCGCGAGATCATCGACCGCACCTTCAGGGAGAGCGAACACGCCGAGTAAGACGGCCCGGCCAACGCGTCAGCCCCGCCGTGCGGGGCTTGGCCCCGTAGAAGGGCGCGCATCCCGCACGCCCCAATGACAGAAGCAGTACCGATGTTCCTGATCCATGACGCCGACCAGTCTCGCGTCCAGATCTGGGCTGTCCGTGAGACCTACGGTCATGGCCCGGTTTGGGAGTTCCTTGTCTACGGCCTGACCCAATCCGGCGACCCCAAGGCTTATCCGTCGCTGGCGATGGCCTGCGACATCGTCGGAGCGCACCCACAGCCAATCTTGGAAGCGGCCCCGTTCCTGTCATCTTCGAAAGGACCAGATCCGATGCCCAAACTGACTGACACCCAAGCCATCATCCTCAGCGCCGCAGCACAGCGCGACAAAGGCATCGCGCTTCCCCTGCCCCACAGCCTCCGGGGTGGCGCCGCCGCCAAGGTGGTCGGCGCAATGCTTGCCAAAGGCTACCTCGAAGAGGTCGACGCCGACATGCGCAGGGGTGAGCCCGTCTGGCGCGAGACCGGCGACGGCCACGGCGTTACGCTAGTTGCCACCAACGCAGGCCTCGCCGCCATCGGCATCGAGACCGAGGACGCAAACACCGCGCCTGAGGACGGGACGGACGCGCCGACCGAGGGCCCCGCGACAGACACCCCCACGGAACCCGAGGCCGCACCCAAAGCGCGCACACCGCGCGCTGGAACCAAGCAGGCGAAGCTGATCGAGATGCTCCGCGCCGAGGGCGGCGCGACCATCGACGAGATCGTGACAGCAACGGGCTGGCAGCCGCACACCGTTCGCGGGGCATTCGCGGGCGCGCTCAAGAAAAAGCTCGGACTCGAAGTCACCTCTGAAAAGGTCGAGGGCCGCGGGAGGGTCTACAGCCTGCCCAGCGACTGACGCCGCAAAACACCACGGCTCAAGGCCGCCGTCTCGCTCGGGGCGGCGGTTTCTCGTCTCAACGATCCGTCTTACGGAACACGCTGTACTGAAAGCTCTGTCGGTTACCCTTCGGCGTGACGTGCATGTGGCGTCTGGCGTCGAGCACCTCGAACCTGCTCGGCAGCAATCTGTCGAGTTCCTGCGCCAGAGCCTCGGGCGCATATCGCACCACGGGCAGACCCGAGCACTTCTCCGGTCCGTCATCCGCAAAGGTCGCAACGATTGCGATTCCACCCGCTCGCAGGGCGCCCGACAGCGCACGTGCGTACCCGGCGCGATCCTCGGCCTCGGTGAGGAAATGAAACACTGCCCGGTCATGCCAGATGGCATAGGGCCGGTCTGGCTCCCACGTCGTGATGTCCGCCTCGATCCACGCGACATCGTCGCCCCGAGCGCCGAGACGCTGCCTGCTGACCGCCAATGCGGCGCCCGACAGGTCCAGCACGGTGAGGGGTCCGAAGCCTTCCTCGAGCAGGACATCCACGAGGCGCGACGCGCCGGCGCCGATATCAATGAACGGCTCACCCGGCTGAAGATGCGCACGAACGAGTTCGAGCGACAGGGCGGGCGTGGCCTCGAACCAGGTCAGTTCGTCTTCCGACCTCGCACCATAGACCCCGTTCCAGTGCTCCTGTCCGCCCGCCATTCCCTCAGTTCCTCCCTCTGGAAGCGAGTGTATTTCACCGGACGAGCGCGAGTAAACTTCATTCCGTCATTCAGCGACTTGGGCTCACGGGTGCGGGTCGCCTCGAACAGCCGGCGCAGGAGATAGGAGCGCGCGATGCTCACTACCGTTTATGCTGAGCGGATGATTATGCGGAGTCGTCCGGGCGTTGGTGTCGCAAGTGTCTGACTGGCATTTGTTTTCCGGCCTGCAAGGGTCAGCATAATCGGTATTATGCCGAGCTCGGCATAATACCGTGAACACCGCGCCCATCTTCAGGTTCTGCGCCAGCGTCGTGTGCAGCCCGCACAAAGGAAAGATCAGAATCTGCGTTACGACAGCCACGCCGTAGCCGACGATCACGTTGGCGACGGACTCGATCAGCGACATAAGGCGGGACTGCTTCATGTCGCGGCCTCATCCATCGGCCAGCAGTTCAGCCGCCAGAGCTCGCAACGCATGCGCCGCAACCAAGGGGACCACTCCGTTGCCACAGAGCCGAAGCCGGTCCACCCGGTGGGCCAACCCATCAGCGCCTCGACGAACAGCGGGTTCAAGGTTCGGCGCACATCGGAGGTATTCGGCCCAGCCATCGGCGTCACCAGGACCTGGCGGCCAAGCAGGCCGTTCACGGGCGTGTTCACCAATGTCGTCGCCCCGTCCTTGTGATCCCGCGCTGTCGGCGTCATCCACATCTGGCTTGCATGGGTCAGATCGGCCGTCTTGCGATTGCCCGCGCTCGGTTTGTTGCCGTCGGTTGCCATCGGCGTCGGCCAGTCTCTGGCCATCCGGTCCAAGCCCTTTTCGTCGCGCCTGTCGCCGCCCCGGCTCCGAAAGCTGTCGGTCTGTGGCGTCGGCCACATCGCGGCCGTCGTCGCGAGGTTCATGCCGTGCTGACCCGCTTCCTGCGATGGCGTCGGCTTCGTCTGACGGTTCTCGTTGGCGCTCGCCCTCGGCGTCGGCCAGAGCCGCAGCAGTTCCGTCCGGTTCCCGCCACTCGACCAGGTTCCAGAGCAGGCGCGCGGGGTCGGCCAGCTGGTCTCCTTCGCGGATCGCGAGGATGAACAGCCGCTCGCGTTTGTGGGGCGCGCCGACTTCCGCCGCCGTGTAGAGGCCTGCCGCAAGCTTGTAGCCCATGCCGACCAGTCCTGCGGCGACTTCGGGGAAGCCGAGGCGGAGATGATGGGCGACATTCTCGAGGAAGACGAAGGGCGGTTTGATTTCGCCGATGATACGGGCGACATGCGGCCAGAGGTGGCGTGGGTCGTCCGCGCCCCGGCGTTTGCCCGCGACGGAGAACGGCTGGCACGGATAACCCGCAGTGACGATGTCCACCGCGCCGCGCCAAGGGAGGCCGTCGAAGGTTCCAACGTCGTCCCAGACAGCAGCCTGATCCAGGGACGCGTCTTCCATCCGCACCACGAGAGTGGCTGCGGCGTAGTATCCGTATTGATCAAGCGGCTTTTTCGTTCCATTTCCTGTCGTCGCAGCCACTCTCGTGGT